CTGTCCATGCTCGAATTAGAAGATATTTTAGGTAAGTATTTTTCCAGTGATTATAAGACTGTTTCATTTACAAAGAAATCTCAAAATCCTATGCGTGTAAAAATAGAAATGAACAAAAAGAGAGATTTATCTTCTCGACATATTTCTTATATGATAGAGCAAGTTGTTAATACAATTATTGACTTAAGGGATTTTGGTAACAAGGATTATGCTCTTCCTTTTCTCTTTCATAAACTTGTAACTGTATAAGTTTTTTATGATTGAAGACAAGTATGAAATTATAAATGATCTAATTAAAGAATATAAAGAGAAAAAAAATCAAGCTTTATTGTTTGAGTTATTGGATTTTTATAAACCTTTATTCTTGTCTTCTGTCAAAAGATGCATTCAAAAGGACAATAGATTATTAAGACATAGAGAAGATTTTTCACAAGAATTTATTTTCGTACTAAAGAAACTTGTTGATAACTATGATCCTGATTTATCTTATTTTTCTTATTACTTATCCACAAGAATTGATATCAATCTTTTCAGATACTTAACTGATAAGTATTTTTGCAAAGAAGAATTAATTGAGGAAATTAGTTTTGAAGAAAAATATGAGGATCCTTTTAATAATATCAACACTGTTATTACTCTTCATGAAGCAATAAATCAATTAAATGAAAAAAATAGAGAAGTAATACAAATATACTTCTTCCATGAACTAGATCAAAAAGAAGCTGCAGATAAACTAGAAATCACTCAAGGAGCATTTTCTAAAAGATTGTCAAAAGCTTTAGAACAATTAAGAAATATATTAGGTGAAGATTTTTTATTTGACTAGGAATATTTTTTAAAGTTTTTTGTATTATGTAATTATGTTCCACCAAAACTCCTAAGACAACCCAAAAATGTCTGGGGGTTATTTTCTTTTAAGGGGAGAAAATAAAGTGTCTGAAAATAATCCAAACGACATGATTTACAACTGGCGTAATGAACTCAAATCTCATAATGATGGCGCTTATGTTGTAGCTAGTAGTCAAGCTCAAAAATTAAAAAATCAAGGTTTTGATAAGTCTGAGATTGTTGAATTGTTGGCAGCTGATAACTATGATTTAGATTTAGCTAACAGAGTTGCATCTAAATTATTTGATGATACTAATGCCCAAGAAACAAAATCGGTTATTGAAGTTTCTGTTGTTCCAACTAAGTATTCAGATTGTGCTCCAATTATTGAAAAAACCCTAACTAAAGTTAGTGCAAGAGAATTTGCTAAAAGACTTTGTTCAGGTTCATACGCAATCGTAAAGACTGATGATAGAGGATTGAATTATTGGCATAGAATGGCTGAACTTGCACTAGGTTCATCTGTTGGAATGAAGAATTTACACTCTGCCTTAAAACCACATGTTGAAGAAACATTATTGAATAGTGTTTTGATTGCACAATCACAAGAAGCTGAAGTTAAGACAGCATCCAAGAATAAGTATGTTGTTTCAATGAGAAAAGGATCTGCAGATGTAGATCTTTTAAATGCAACTTCTACAAGTGAAAAGTTTACATTAGGAAATTATTCTAGCTTTGGTTTAGCAGATGAATTTATGGTTAAAGCTGCTGATACTGTTTCTCCTTATGCAAGATTGAAAAGAGCATTAAGAGATTAGTTTTTTATTTTTCGCACTAAACAAGCCGCTTTTTCAAGCGGCTTGTTTAGCTTTGTATAACACTTAAAATGGAACAAAACAAACAAACTATTGATGCGATAATGGTTCCCGAAGATGGTCCAAAAAAACCATCAAGATTATTCAGGGATATCAAAGAGGGAGAACAACCTTTAGTTCCACTTCCTCCTGATAATATGACTGATATTTCTTATCCTCAGTTTATAGAACCAAGGTGTGTTATTTGCACTTCTCACCTAAGAGATATGGTGGAACACGTATATCTTGATTCAGGAAAGAAAAATCAGGCTGTAATTGCTTTTTTTGCAGAACACTATGATGCAAAATTAAACTGGATGCAAGTTAACACTCATATGGAGATGCATTGTGATTTTAAGAAAATCTCCATATCAGGTCTCAAGAACTACGAACAAAGAGAAGAATTAATTGCTCCTTGGATTTTTAGAGAACATCAACTAGCATTAACAGCTTTACTAGTAGAACTAGATGATGTAAGAGGTATTGATTGCTCTAGAAATAATGAAATGAAATTAAAAAGAGCAGCAATGGTAGAGAAACTTATTACAAAAATCATGATGCTTAAAGATTCAAGAGATAATCAAGGTATTTATAATATAAATATATTTGAAATTTTGGCAAAGCTTCATGAGCAGATGGAAACTGAAGCTGATAAGAAAAGAATTAGAGAAGAAATTCAAGTGTTGAAGCAAAAAGTTCAACAAGATAACTAATGAGAAAACCAAATACAGCTAAGCAATCTCAACTCGATCTAAGAACTCAATTATTACAACAAGCAAACTCAGTAACAGATTTTCTAAAAGAATCTGGATATGCTTCAGAGTTCCTAGAAGAAGTACTACCTGCTACAAGATCTGAAGTTTCTCCCCCATCTCTTCCTGAAAAAACCAGATTTAATCCAGATCAAATTGTAGATATTATTACATTTATTGAACACCCTTATTTTTGTAACTTAAAACCTTATCCTTGGCAAAAATTAATTCTCAAATGTTTTTACATGGGTCAAGAAGGTAATACAAATCTTGAAATAAATGACAAAAAAAATGAAGTTGATTGTGAAGGCTGTGTTTGGAACTATATTAATCAAAACGAAAAAGCATTTCATAAAAATTATCAAGAGGGAAAACAATTCAAGACTATATTCTCAGTTGTTAATTCCACTTGTTTACAATGCAAAAGACAAGATAATTCAATAAAGAAGTCAAGATACCAAGCAGCTAAAGAAGAAGCTACTAATCCTGATGCAGAAAGACAAGTTGTATTATTAGAAGAACGTCCAATCATTGACAATTATCAATCTGAGATGGACTTGATAAATTCTGATGAATTTGATCCAAAACTTAGAATGCAAGTTCTGGAAAAATGCGAAAATAAATACAAATTTCAAGAACTTGTTTTAGTATTAGGTAGACGTTCTGGAAAATCATTCTTAGTGTCAGCAATGGCACTTTATGAACTGTATAGACTGATTTCTATGGGACATCCTCAATACAGATATGGATTGATGGAATTTGACGAAATAGTTTTGCTTAATGTTGCTAGAAATGAAGAACAAGCAAAAAAAGCTATCTTCTCCAAAATTAAGCAAACAGTTCTAGCTTCTCCATTCTTTGCTCCTTATATTGGAAAAGACACAGAACTTGAAATGCGTTTTTATACTGAACATGACAGAAAAGAAAACGAAAGAAGATCTGAACAAGGTCTAAATCCTTTTGCAGGTTCTTTGGTTCTAAGATGTGGTTCTTCAAATGCATCTGGTCTTGTTGGTCTTACTTGTTGGACAATCATCATGGACGAAGTTGCAGCTATGGCAGGGGATAATCCTGATTCTGGTGTTGACTATGCTCTTTATGATGATCTGAAACCATCTCTTGCTACTTTTGGAAGAGATGGAAAAATGATGATGCTTTCTAACCCTAAAGGACCTATTGGATTACTTTATGATCTTCACGAAAACAGACTTGATGACCATAGTACTCTAGTAATGAAACTACCAACATGGCTTACAAATCCAAATATTGATAAAGCTTGGTTAGATGATCAAAAGAAGAAAAATCCTGTTGAATTTCAAATGCAATACGGAGCTGAGTTTGGAGCATCTTCTTCAGATCCTATGTTCGTACAAGATGATATAGAAAGAATGTTTAGAAGTATGTCAATGGTCAAAAGAAAAGAAATGGCTTCTGGATTTTTTGATTATTTCTGTCACTTAGATCCTGCAAGAACTTCTGATTATTATGCTTTAGTTGTTGCTCATACAGAAAATATGTATGGAAGTATAGGACCAGATTTTAAACCTCTTAAAAGAGTTGTTATTGATCATATTCATTTCTGGAACCCTATGACAAAAAATCAACCTGTAAAAGAAAAAGATGTTGAAGAATATGTTATAGATTTGCATAGAAAATTTCGCTTTAAACAAGTTTCTATTGATCAATGGAACTCTCAATCATCTTTGATAAAACTACAATCTCATGGAGTGCCAATTGTAGAAAGACAATTCAACAAAGAATATAAAGAAAAAATATATACAGAACTATCTCAGCTTATTAGAGATGATCGTGTTGATATTTATGATTTGTCTGGAGGTGATTATCATGATTTTGATAATAAGTTAGTTCCTCTCAATGAGATACAAGAAGCGAAAATTCAATTTTTATTCTTACAAAAAAAGTGGAAAGGTAAGAGATACTACATCGAAGCATTGTCAGGATACAA